CTAAGGTTTGAGGGCTTAGGGAGGCTCTGAAGGCTCTCGGGGTTACTAGGCCTTTTAGTTAATTTAGTGTAACCATTAGTATATACTATGGGGGTGTGGGTGCCCCCCTGCCTACCCCTAATGCCTACAAGCCTACAAGACCTCCAGAGAACTCCGAAGCCCTAAAGGGCTAGGAAATCTCCAAGTCCTCCGCGTAATGCGCGGGGAAATTCTAAAGAATTTAGGGGTTCCGAGGTTTTTAGGCTCTGAGGCCTTAGAGATTCTGCACCTAAAAACCTAACAAGCCTCCCAAAATCCCTAAGGATTTCATACACCTACGCGATTAAGCCCCACGCAAAGAATACGCATAGCTTCCTAGGCTTCCTAGGCTCTCAAGCCTGTGCGATAGGAGCCGCAAAAATCTACCTACGGTAAAAAAATAAATAGCGAAAAGTGTTGACAGCACCGCCAAGACCTGATCTAATGTAATGGCTCAGGGCAAATTCGCCTTCAGCGAACTCCTAATCACGAGGAACTTATGTACACTTACAAGCACTACACATCCGACGAAAGACTTATCCTAGCAAAGCTAGCCCTTGAAGAACAAGACTTGACCGCTAAATTTGGTAGCCTAAAGGCTTGCCGAATTATTGCCAAGAAGTATGGCTGGGATCTCAGCTTTGCTGAAGAAAGGTTGGACGAGGCAGACGAAGTCTGGGCAGGTGAGACGAAGTCTATGACACCCGCCGAGCGAAAGGAATGGGAGACACTCACAAGAGCAAGCGAGGCAGACTAAGCCCTAAAGGGCTAGAAAATAAATGACGAAAGTTGTTGACAGGGCAAGCAATTCATGCCCTAAATGTAATGGCTCAGGGCAACTTCGCCCTTTGCACAATCCTAATCACGAGGAAATTTATCATGGCTACAAACACTAAAGGCAAGCAGCAAGCAACGAATTTCAAAGAAATTGAGCGAGTAATGGGCAGTACCTATTGCGAAGGAGCTTTGCTCCCTGCTTCCACATCACAGCTATACTTCCTAGGAAGTCTATTCGGTCAAGTGTGGCTCAAGGGGGCTGGAGTCGATGTGGATACTTTTAAGTATCAAGCCCGCAAGATATTCGGTGCGATTGTTTGCAAAGCAAATGACAACGCCAAGCATGGCATCACCCGCTTTGATGTAGCTTTAGCTAAGGAGAATTTCGACAAGGGCAACCTAAAGGTTCCTGCGGCAATGCTCAAAGCTTGCACCGTTGATCCTACCAGCTTCAAGCCGAAAGCTCCTAAGACAGCCCGCAAGTCTAAGACAGCCGCCAAGCCTACGGCAACCGCTAAGCCTAAGACACCCGCTAAGCCTAAGACACCCGCCAAGCCTACAGCTAAGACACCCGCTAAGCCTACAGCTAAGACACCCGCTAAGCCTAGCACCGATGTGCAGGCTTTGCTCGATGTGATCGAAGCCCAACAAGCGCAGATCGCGGCACTAATGCAAGCCCTAAAGGGCTAATCAATCGAAGGGGCGTGTGTAGATTATCACGCCCCGCATCACCCACATTAAAATTCAGGAGCCATGCTCATGCCAAAAAAATTATACTCTAGTCGTGTACGCCGCGATACATCCGTAACCTATACATACCTAACGCGTCATGTGTTAGCCTTAGTGCAAGGTTTAGCAATCGACAGCCGAGAGTATGCTAATACTAGGGTTGACCGTAAGGTACGCACTATATTAGACGAAGCTAAAGTATCCTCCTGCGATTACAAGGTAACAGTAACGCAGGAGCGTGTGTTAGGATTTATAGCGACTATACTCACTATGACCTATTACTACGGTGACGAAACATTAGTATCACGCTATACTTTCGTAGGCGCAGAAAAACTATTACGTGTCACACACGACTGGACATAATACTATAACGCAACTAGGGGTTGACAGCCTCTGGTCGCTTGTGGTTTAATGTAATCGGTCAGGGCAAATCCGCCTTGATCCAACTCGCATAGGAGCTTCACGCATGAAATCATCCATCCTCAACACCCAAATTGTACATGACGCATACGACTTTAACCAAGCCTACAGACTCGACGAGCAAGTAGGACACCTACCCGCAGGTACACTTGTGTATTCTACAGGGGTCAAGATAGGCAACGACAGCCCTGATGTTTACCCTGCAATGCTAGTGTTCCACAAAGCGGGTAACGCATACGAGCTAGTACTAGAGGGGCTTATGAGTCCAGTCGGTGACATAGGAGACCTAGACTTCCGCACATAGCGTGTGAGCAGGGGCGTGTGCATCTTATCACGCCTCTGCATTTTTTAAATTATTGGGCTGAGTTTTCGTTGACACCAACGGCTCAGCGTGATTTAATGTAAAAGCTCAGGGCATTCCGCCTTGAGCTTATTCGCATAGGAGCTTTACACATGACTAAATATGCACGATTAACGCAAGCCTTTGAGGACTTGCCACATAAAGCCTTAGTAAAGGTTACACCTGTGACTAGTAACGATGGCGACTACCAACTAGTAATTTGTGAATCCACTGGAGATCCTTATCATGTTCCAGTTGAAATCTTAAAGCCATTTGAGCCTAAGAGGGTTCGACGTTTTTTCAATTACAAGGCAGGCACTAAGCTTGCTGTACTTGAGGGAGGCACAGATTCTGCTGATCCTGTCCACTATTTTAAAAAGGGAGATGTGGTGGAGATACTCAAGCGTGATAAGACTATGACACCCCATGCTTATTACTGCAAGAAAGGACTTGAGGTTCAAGTAATCTACGGCTATCAACTACGACCAGTAACGCCTAGCATGTCTGTCTTATCACGCATTAAAAACCTTTTTAAAACATCGGGCTGAATTGTTGTTGACAGTGTGGCGTTGTTGTGGCATCATTTAAATGGCAACACCACTCCCCTTTTAATTAGAAACATTTGAGGTACTTGAGCATGTATAAAGTAGGAGATAGAGCAATAGTAGTAGAGAGCAATGGGGTTGGAAATGTTGCTCACCACTACAAGGTAGGTACGGAGGTAGAAATCTTAGACCTTAACTGTGATAGAGACACTATCTATTGCACAGACAATGATAGTAGGATGCCCATGAGACAGTTTATTCCTAAGCATCAGCTAAAATTTGTACCTAAGGATGCACATGTATGTCCCACATGTGGGCGCTTTTAAAAATATCGGGCTGAATTGTTGTTGACATTGACGACTCGGTGTGGTGTAATGTAAACCGATCAGCAACACCGATCACACTTTAATAAAATTTAAACCTAATCTATACGAGGAAATTATCATGGCTACAAAGAAACAAATACTAGCAGTAATGGGTGAGCAGTATGCAGAAAAAGCTAACGAGCCAGCAAGCACTGGACAGTTGTTTAAACTTGGCGACATGTACGGTCAAGTATGGTTGGCTGATGCAGACAAGGACTTGAAAGCCTTTAGGTATCAAGCACGTAAAACCTTCGGCTCTATCATCTGCAAAGTAAACGGCGCGGCGACTAAGCCTTTGACACAGTACGATGTAGCTAAGGCTGTCGAGGACTTTGAAGCTGGCAAACTCAAGATGCGTAAGGAGTACTTAGACTTGTGTATAATAGACGTTAACGCTTTGGAAGTTCGTAAGCCTAAGACAAGCCGCAAGGTGAGCAAGCCTAGTAGCGATGTCGAGGCTCTTACTGCGATGATCGAAGCACAACAGGCTCAGATTGCTGAGTTGATTGCCGCTAACAGTTAGTAAATCCTAGGGGGCTGGCGAGGACTAGCCCCCTACAGTTTAATAATTTTGGAGAAACGCAATGTTAAGCACAGTACAGAAACATGAGCTGAAGGTATTACTCAGCCAAATAAAAGAGTTAGGAGATGAGTGGGATTTACACTATAAGTATCTTAGCAACTTAACTGACAGTAACCTATATGTATCTTCGACATCTTCGTGTACTAACGTAGACGAAATGTTTACATGGTCTGATACTCCTCAGGGGCATGACTTTTGGTCGCCTCTTAACTCTGCCCATAAGGAGGAATACGGCAATGAGATATATGCTTATGCAAAAAAAGCCGATGATGCCAAATACATGGTGGATCACTATAGTCTTATTGCTAGGGTACACGTTTTAGATAAGGAGGCGGCAAGCTATATGATTAAGGAAGCGCCTAAACTTGAGGGCTTTAAGCCTTCTAACCGTTTACGCTATTGCTTTGAGTATAATTCAACACCTCAAGGCTGTGAGTATTGGACAGACATAGCCCTAAAACTCCGCGCCCTACCACACAACGCACTCTATTAAAAACATTGTGCCGAATTGTTGTTGACAGTGGACTGACTGCCATGTACAATGCACCACATCGAGACACCGACATTTACTTTACTTATTAAATGTCACGACAGAACACTGGGATTTGCCCTTTGTATTTTACTTTTAATTTTAATTTAACGGAGCTTTATATATGTATACTATCGTAATCGCAGACATCGCCAATTCTTCTAGTGACGACCTTAAGCAAGTCCAAGTTGAGTCAGGTTCTACAGTAGGGCAAGCACTTGCTCAAGCTGGTGTGACCTTATATCCTGGGCAGAAGGTAGCCTTGAACGGTGTAAATACTACACTCGAAAGCCCTATCAATGTTACTGGCATGTTGTCTGTTACTGGCGAAGCTAAAGCAGCCTAGTAATTAACCCACAATAACTAAGAGAGGACTCTGGAATGACTTTTAAATTAGACGAATACATGAGTAGGTACTATGGTGTTACACCTAGCAGTGTTTACCAACATTCATTTGGGATTGCCCAACAAATAGTCAAGTTAGAGTCCCAACTTAGGGAGCTAGAGGGTAGAGAAGCTGTAGGTGTTTTGCTTATTAAGGAGCAGTACGCCGCGTATAAACTCCTACCCCTTAGTGACCCATTAAAATGGAGATGGAAAGAATGTGTGTCTAGGCTTATATCACAGTATAAGCTGGATGTAGACACATTAAGGGAACAAAGCCTTAGACTGCCCCAGCTCAAGGCTAAGTTAGCTATGGCTACCCCATCACCAGAAAACGAACCGAATTATATTAGTGCCGAGAAGTATGCAAAGGCGTTTGAACAGTTACCAGTATCACTAGCCCTTGAAGGGGTTTACATTAAACCTACCAAGCCTAATAGAGTTTGGTTGGTTATTACTATAGGCGACCATGTTATAAGACCTGCTAGTAATTTTTTAGAAGCCCTAGAGGAGGGGCGAGATTTTACAAAGAAAGGCTGGGATCTCACGACTATAGCGCAGTTTGCTCAACAAGGTATCCCTAGAAAGCCTATAACCTTTGCCATCAATGTGATCTTTAATGACCAAGACGACATGGCTACTGACGTAGAACTTGGAGTATTAACAGGGCATCCCACTAACATTAACTCTAATGAGGCTATATTTTGGGACGGTGATAAAGTTTATGAGACTACCGAGATTGAAGAAGGGAGTGAGTATGTGTGTGGCGCCCCAAGCTGTGATGCTACTGTAGTATTCCACCCACACATTAGGACTGAGCTATCCGAGTATGAAATATATAGTAGGAGGATGGCATGTTTAGGATCTTACATGACCCCGATGGCTAAAGCAATTAGGGATAACAAGCCTACAGGACTTGGGCTATACCTTATAAATTATTTCCAAGAATTTGACCTTACAGATACATGGGGTAGGTTTGGACTTGCACGAATGTTCCGACCTAGTGACTTGGAACCTGTAGTCGAGACACCTAAGGTAGAGGCTGTACAAGACTGGCGCCCTTCCTTTATATATCACCAAGACACTAAGATTCTAACCCTACTCAACCAGCCCACAGAACAGCAAACGTATGAATTATACGGAAGCTATGGGGATGGTCTTATGTTTATTAGGGAGGGAAGCACCTCAGATAAGGAGGTAGACTTATCTGATACCGTATATACTTGGATATGGCTTAGAATTGTACCCCGCTATGGGAAAATAGTAACACTTAAACTTTAACAGAGGATAACCATGACAGACTTACATTCTTTATCAGGCTTAAGGTCTTTAGAAATTATAGACTTTGAGAAATACGAACATATACCTATTCATATTGTAGGGCTTGGGGCAGTAGGCTCTAAAGCCTTTGAGCAATTAGTATGCTTAGGGGCAAGGCACTTAGTATTGCATGACTTTGATACTGTCGAGCATCATAATACTCACAATCAACTCTTTGGAGTGGGACATGTGGGCATGACTAAAGTGGACGCTTGTTTAGATTGGGTCAAGTATAAGTATGGCGACCAGTATGTAGGTAAAATTGAAACCTTTAACCACAAAGTTACTGAGGACACTGAGTTAGTTGGTGCGGTATTGATGTGTGTTGATACCTTTGATGGCAGGAGAGCAGTAATACAAGCTTCTATAGCCTCTCAAGGTGTTGGGATAGTGGTCGAGGGGCGGTGCGCTCCTAAGTTCTTTGAAGTACGGACTATCAATCCTTTCAATACTGAGCAAGTCGAAGGGTTCTTAGGTTCTTTAGGAGACGATAGCACTCCCGATACTCATGTATCTATTTGTGGTGCGCCTATCTCCTTTTCTCCTGTCATGTCAAAATGTGGCATAATCATGGTGGGGCAGTTAATTAGCGCACTAAAAAATGGAGGGGTAGCCCCATCACAAGAACACTTAAACATTTTTATGCAGCCATTACTAATGGTTGGCGGTCAATCTTTAACAGGAGAAGTATAATGGGAACACCTAAGGCAGAAGCACTACCAATTAAAGACGCAATCATACCTGACGTATGGTTCTCTACGTTAGCATGGGCTAAGATACAAGACTTAATAACCTCACCACATAAAAAATCTAACGAGATTACTTGGTACGGTGACATTGAAAAGACTGATGTGGGAGACTTATACATTAACGATGTCTTTGTGCCAACCCAAGAAGTTACAAGGGTGTCAACGTCTATCGAAGATTTTAATGTAATTGTACCTGAGGCAGTAGAAGCGGGGCTTAACCCTATGAAACTTAAGGCTTGGTTTCATCTACATCCTAACGGCATGTCCACTAGCCCTAGCAGTGTTGATGTGGAACAAACTGATGAATACCTAAAGACTTGGAGCTATATCCTTAGAGGTATCATAAACAACGAGGGTGAGTTTCAATTAGATTACTTTGATAAGGATGCGGGGTTACAGTATAGTAATCTTAGACACTTCATTGACTTTAGTGATGTGTTAGACAGCGAAGAATTTGAAAAGGTTATAAAAGAACGTGTCACCATCAAAACTCCCGTCTCTCTTGCTAAGAAAGCAGGCTCTACCTACAACACTTACAGCTATGATTACGCTCAAGACAGTAGAGGCAACCAAGACACTGTATATGTAGGGCTACTGGATACTAGGGCTGCCCATGTAGATATATTAGATGCTTTTGTAGAGGGCGACAGTACTCTAGTAGAGACGGCAACCCACGTTACTACAATGTCCCTTGCAGAAGCTATTGAAAACGGGAGGCTCAAGACTACACCTTCTACTTGGGAGGCTTTCAAACGTAAGATAGCTATGACTCCTGAATTTTTTGATGTCATGTTCCCAAGTGTTTCTGAGCAAATGAATAAGAGGATTAAAAATGATAAGACTAAACGCAGTAGTAAGTAAAATCTATGGTGATGGTAGTCGTATCAGGGCTATAGTCTTGAATACTGCAAGTAGGGACACCATGACAGTTAAGACTGAAGATAATTGTATTCTCGTATGGAGGAGGAGCGATACCGAGTATGTAGGTACACTAGATCCAGAAACTAGGGTACGTGTTAAGAATATGTACGAGCCTAACTATAAAGTAAGAAGGCTTATAACTATAGTGCCTAGCAGGATGTATAGTGGTAAGCTTTGTATGACTAGAAGCCCTAAGGGTGAGATAGAAACTTTCTCGTACATGAATTTCTTTAAGGGCATTAAGGCTCTGGAGGACAGCGATGGACAATCCTAAATATATTCAAGCCCTTAAAGAGGGCAAGGTTCCTATGGACTACCTACCCTATACTTGTTTTGCTGAGGACTCATTGTGTCATAAGCATGGGGCAGATAAGTATGGCATCAGGAACTATAGGATCAGTAAAATATTAGCCAGTACATACGAAGGGGCTATCATGCGACACTTTGTAGCTTGGGCTAATGGTGAGGACTTAGACCCTGACAGTGGGCTTAGTCACTTGACACACTTGAGGGCTTGCTGTGCTGTAGTCTTAGACTCGCAGAAGCATGGAACTTTCTTAGACGATAGGCTTAGAGCCGAGGAGAAAAAGGTATGAGCGTATACTTTACAAGTGATTTACACTTAGGACATTTAATGGCTTCAGACAAACGAGGCTTTAACGACATTAGAGTACACGATGAAACTGTCTTAGCTTCTATTGAAGTTATTGACGATAAGAGAATGGTGCTGTATATTCTAGGCGATGTTGCCATGAACCCAGCAATGCTATCGAGACTCAAAGACTTTAAGTGCCGCAAGATATTAGTGCGTGGCAACCACGATGTCTATAAACTTTCTGAATACTTGGAGGTCTTTGAGGAGATACACGGGTTCGTTAAGTACAAGGGTATGTGGCTGAGTCATTGCCCTATCCACCCGCAAGAAATGTTCAGGGCTGAGGTTAATGTGCATGGTCACATACATAAGGATGCCATGACTAAGCCTCTAGGATTCCCTTACATCAATGTAAATTGGGACTTCTGGCATAGACCAATAAGTCTTGACGAGGTTAAGGTGTTAATAGAATCACGATCAGATGGGTTAGTGTGATGTACGACTACAACCACACGATTAAAACTAAACGTATCAATGGAGTAATACAATGAATTACAAAAACATTCCAGGACAAATAATACAGATTGATTCTGACGAGCAATTTCAGCTGTTCCCCTTGCCGCTATCAAGACGCGACCAGCTTGCGGGTATGGCTATGCAAGGATTGCTGGCTGGAAATTTTTATAGTAAAGACCCAGAATTAGTAGCCGAAGTAGCCTGTGACCGCGCAGACGCACTAATTGCAGAGCTAGACAAAGACCACAAAGTCGCTATGTGAGCTATACAGGATGCAGAGGATGAACAACGCTGAGAAGATAAAAGAATGTTAAGTAATATTTGTGTTGAAATACACTTGACATCTACCGAGGGGTGTGGCATAATGCCCATCCCAAACAACAACAACCATTGGAGAATAATAAAAATAACATGCCAATTATAGAAGGAAAAGCTTACTGGGCTAACATCACAGTACCTAATACTACCTATGAACCTTGCTACACTATCGACCTAGTAGTAGACGAAGAGAACGCCGCTAAGTTTAAAGCGGAAGGCTACAACGTCAAGGATAAAGATAATGGGCCGACGCTAACTATTAAGCGTAAAGTCCTGAAGAAGGATGGTAGTAAACGACCTGTCCCTAAACTCATGGATGCTAAGAAACAACCCTTAGATGAATCTGTAGGTAACGGATCTTATGTCCGAGTACAATATAGACCGTGGGAAATGGGAGAGTATAAGGGTTTAGAACTTCAAGCCGTTCAAGTCATTGACCTAGTAATCTTTGGCGGCGCAGATGGCGAGGAGTTTGAAGCTATAGATGATTACGAAGATGGAGAACTGTAAATGATTATTAGTATATACGGCAAGGAGTACGACCTTACTGAGGCTCCTGATGAACTCAAACAGACAGTCAATACTATTGCGATTTTAGAACGCAAGCATACTGAAGCTGTGTCTGAGCTTTCAATTCTTCAAGCGGCAGCTAAGTCTCTCAACGAGAAGATGAAGTCTGAGTTGAGCGAAGATTATCTAGTAACCTAAAAGGGATGGCGGAACAATGAATAACGAAGACAATAAATTTATAGAATATCACTTACCCTGTCCTGATGCTGAGACATGCGGAAGTTCAGACGGTGCTTCTAAGAACGCTGACGGTTCATTGTTCTGCTTTGCCTGCAATAAGTTCTTCCCTAGTAAGGGAGGCACAGTAGTAGCATTAAAGAAAGAAGCAGTAACGAAACCAGTACTACATGACGACTTCGGTTACAGTCCTCTAACGGACAGAAGAATTAACGTAGGAACCGCAAAGAAGTATGGGGTACTGGTAACGTCACTGTCAACAGGAGAGGTAACGCAACATGCTTACCCCTACTTGAGTAAAGATACAGGCGACACTAACTATAAGATAAGGAATGTCAAGGCTAAAGGGTTCACTTGGGCTGGTTCGCCTAAAGGTACTACGCTCTTTGGACAGCACTTGTTTAGGGCTGGAGGTAAGTTTATAACTCTAGTCGAGGGAGAGTGTGATGCTCTAGCGGCTTACCAGTTACTAGGATCTAAGTGGGCTGTAGTTTCTATCAAGAATGGTGCGGCTGGTGCAGTTAGGGATGTTAAAGAGAACTTAGAATACCTAGAAAGTTTTGACAATGTTGTAATCAATTTTGATTCAGACGAGGCGGGACAAGCGGCGGCGCAAGCTGTAGCCCAACTGCTCACACCTAGTAAGGCTAAGATTATGTCGATGCCTACAGGATTCAAAGATGCGAACGACATGCTCAAGGCTAACAAGATTACCGATTACGTTAGTCATTGGTGGGATGCTAAGGTTTATAGACCTGATGGTGTACTAAACGCCTCAGAAGAACTAACGAATTATTTAGAATACGAACGGAAGCCCTGTATACCTTATCCGTGGGATGGCTTGAACGCTAAGCTAGAGGGCATAAGACTTGGAGAACTGACCACCATTACAGGCGGCACAGGCTTAGGCAAGTCTACAGTAACCAGAGAGCTAACCCATTGGCTATTGACTCAAGCTGATTCCCCTATAGGTGTCATGGCTTTAGAGGAGAACTGGCGTAGGACAGTCGATGGTCTATTGGGTATTGAAGCTAATGTCTTGATGCACAAAGCAGAGATAAGAGAGGGCTACAGTAAGGAAGCTATAGCAGAAGTGTATGAAAGGATCATACTGCCTGACAAGCTATGGATTCATAGCCATCACGGGGTGACAGATATTGAAAGTATCTTTAGTAAACTCCGATACCTTATTGTAGGGTGTGGCTGTAAGTACATAGTTCTTGACCACTTGCACATGCTAGTCTTAGCACATAAAGAAGTGGATGAAAGGTTAGGTATTGATAACATTATGGGGCGACTAAGCTCTTTGTGTGAGGAAACAAACACAAGTATATTCTTAGTGTCGCACCTCAAGAGGGTAGAGGGCAACAGGGGACATGAAGATGGGGTGCAAACTTCGATCAGTCACCTTAGAGGTTCTCAGTCTATTGCTCAACTCTCTCATAATGTTGTCTCGATAGAGCGCAACCAACAAGCGGAAGATCCTATCGAAGCCTCGACATCTTATCTTTTAGTTTTGAAGTCCAGAGAGACAGGTACTGTAGGCTTAGCCTGTGCCGTTATGTACGATAGCGTAACAGGAAGATTAAAAGAGACAGATATGAATGATGAATTTGCAGGAGAATTATAATGAGTACCTATGTATTTGACATAGAGACAGACAGCTTAGAAGCCAACGAACTTTATTGTATTGTTGCTCAGCACCTGCCTTCTAAAAAACTTTACAGCTTCCCGCCTGATAAACTTAACGAAGGGCTGGAGTTACTTAAGTCCGCCACTTGTTTAATCGGGCACAACATACTAGGCTTCGACCTCCCTAAGCTAGAGAAACTAACAGGCATTAACTTAGACGACGAGCGATCTATAATAGATACTCTTGTGTTGTCAAGACTCTTTAAACCTACAAGGGAAGGCGGTCACAGCTTAGAGTCATGGGGCTATAGACTTAATAAGCATAAGCTAGACTTTGCAGTAGAGGATTTTGGTAAGGGCTTCACCCCTGAAATGCTAGCGTACTGCGAAGGCGACGTAGAATTAAACACAGAAGTATACTTGCACCTAAAGGCTTATGAGGCTCAAGGGTTCTCAGAGAAAGCAATACAGTTGGAGCATGAAGTCTTTAGAATCATTAGGGGACAGATGGGACACGGCTTTCTAATGGACATGCCTATGGTAACAGGGCTTGAAGCTCAGATAGCTCAGGAGATTGTAGAGTTAGAAGACGAGGTACACAAAACCTTTGTGCCTAAGGTCACTAAAGAAAAACTCATAGCTAAGTTCACAGCCAGTGGAGAGTTGTCTAAGATGGCGCATAACGCAACGCTAGATAAAGGCACTAGGCTTAAAGAAGATGAGTATAATAAATTAAAGGCTCTTATGGCTGACCTACCTAATCCTCTTGACCTTAGCTACATTGTAAGGCATACTTCTACTCCCTTTAATCTAGGTAGCACTAAACAAATTGGTGAGTACCTTCAAGACTTTGGTTGGGTTCCCAAAAAGTTTACACCAACAGGACAGCCCATTGTAGATGATAAAGTATTGACAGCCGTTAGGGGCATACCCGAAGCGGCTTTGATTGCTAAGTACCTTACCCTTAAGAAGCGTTTAGCTTTTGTGTCTGGTTGGATTAAAGATGTAAACCCTGAGACTAATAGGCTTCACGGCTATGTGAATACTTTGGGTGCAGTAACGAATAGAATGACGCACAGTAGACCTAACGTGGCTCAGACCCCTAGTTCTTCTACGCTATATGGAACAGAATGTAGAGGATGCTTTACAGTACCCAAAGGTTATAAGCTGGTGGGGGCTGACGCATCAGGACTAGAACTTAGAGTACTTGCTCACTATATGGGCGACGAGGATTACGCAAATGAAATTATCAATGGGGATGTTCACCAACGCCATCAAGGAATTACAGGTATTGACAGTAGAGATAAAGTCAAGACATTCATCTATGCTTTTATCTACGGGGCAGGAGATAAAAAACTTGGATCAGTTATTGGAGGAGGCGCAAAAGAAGGGAAGAGACTTAGAGCTTCTATTCTGGATGGCATCCCAGCACTTAAACAACTACAAGACAGAGTTGCAAAGGCGGCAAGAAAAGGATACTTAAACGGCTTAGATGGTCGCCGTATACTAGTACGTTCTCCTCATGCCGCACTTAACACAGCCTTTCAGAGCGCAGGAGCTATCATAATGAAGGTAGCTCTTGTGTTGTTGTCCGAGGAGATAAAGAAGCGGAGGCTTGATGCACATTTTGTGGCTAACATTCACGATGAATTTCAAATAGAAGTTAGAGAAGATCAGGCAGAGGAGGCAGGGTCTTTAGCAGTATGGGCTATTCAACAGGCAGGTGTAGTACTTAACCTAAGAGTTAAGTTGGATGGTGAATATAAAGTAGGAAACAACTGGGCGGAGACACACTAATGCAACCTAAGATACAACTAATGTCGGGCAAGGTACTGGATTTCCAAGACCCTAAGCCCGATCAGTTTACTATAGAGGACATAGCCTTAGGGCTTTCAAGGCAGCCGAGGTTTGGTGGTCACACTAAGTCTTTCTATAGCGTGGCACAGCATTGCATTACACTATCGCAAGTAGTACCTAATGGCTACAAGATGCAAGCACTAATGCACGACGCCAGTGAAGCCTTTATGGGAGACTTACCTACCCCCCTTAAACATCTACTACCTGAGTACATGGGCATTGAAGAAGAAGTCAGTGATGCAATACAAGAGGCTTTCGGCTTTAGCACTATGAGTCCTTTGGTCGAGGTAGCCGATGCCCGTATGTTAATTACAGAACGTAACGCTTTACTTCCTAGCCTTGATGTGTTAGACTGGGAGGAACACAAGCCTTACCCTATTAGGATTAACCCGATGCCTATGGACAAGGCGTATGGAGAGTTCCTTAAAATCTATCACCGCCTTAAGAGGGATGAGTTATGTGGTTCTTAGAAATTAGTATCATAGTTCTCATAGCTTTAGCGGGCTTAAACATAGTAAGAATTTTATCGTGGGAGGATATACAAGCAGACGACTATGTTTACATACTGTGTCACCTTGTAATCATCTTAATTTTATGTAGCAGTATTTATCTAGGAGTATTTGAATGAGTGATTTTATTTTCAAGTTAAAAGTATGGTTAGTATTCAACAAGGGCTTTGTCTCTAGAATTTACCATACAGATTTAGACGAGCCGTTGCGGGAGAATGGAGAAGAGACAAACGCCACTCACCGTGATAGGCTTCAAGAGATTTTAGACGCAAGTTAAAACTAATGAGGCCTGTTCTGGGACGACAGAGGTTTCCAAAACCTTTAAGCGGGGTTCGATTCCCTGAGGCTTCGCCAAATAAGAAGGAGAGCACAATGGAAGCAACATTTAAATCACCAATTAAACCAGATAAATTTTGGATGGTGTGGCGTTACGGAACAAACGCGCCTACCTTTGTACATCATAGTGAAAGCTCGGCTGTATATGAAGCCGAGAGGTTAGCACAAAAGCACCCAGACGATGTTTTTTATGTCATGGAGAGTGTTAAGGAGATTAAAGCCTCCCGATCCCCTGTAGTCATTATAGACCTTTAAACCTAAACATACTAATAATAAGAAGGAGAAGATCCCAATGTTTGATAACCCACTAGTCGCCTTTGTTTTTATTGTAGTACTACTCGGCGTGACGGCTTACTACGGAGACAGATCATGACAGATGTTTGCATAACCTGTGACGTTCCCCTAATCTCAGGAGAGAACTGGTATCCTAGCTTTGTAGGGGAGAACCACCGTAAGTGTAAGACTTGTTACGACGAGCGTAGACTTATAAACAAAATCAAAAGAGATGGTATGGAAGAAAGGTTTGTAGCTCAGTTACTTAAACTTCAGACCGCCTCTCAGTTTAACAAGGTGAAAGGAGGTCACATATATATTATCTCCAATCCCGCTTGGGATTCTTGGTACAAGGTAGGTAGCTCTATCGACGCTAAGAACCGCAGAAATTCTTATCATACTGCTAGCCCTTTTAGAGATTACAAACTTAACTATAAGGTTTGGTTCGACGACAGACGAGCAGTAGAGTGTAAGATACATATAGATTTAGAGTCTAAGGGACTGCCCCGACAAGGGGAATGGTTCCAGACTAACGACATAACTAAAATTAAAGAGGCGATACATGAGTACAAATAAAACATTGGACACCCTAGTCCCTGACATCTATGATAAGCTGGCAGTACTTAACACCAAAGATAAGCTGGAGATTTCTGACGAGGAGTTAGACTTCACTGCGGCTAACATGAGGGAGGCTATAGATCATTGGTGTACCCCACAGAACCACGACACCTTTACGTTGCGTATGTCTAACATAGGACAGCCCACTAGAAGGCTTTGGATGGACTCTAGGGACAAGCACAGCGAAGATCATTCTCCTGCTACCCAACTTAAATTCTTGTATGGACACCTACTAGAGCAAGTTGTTTTAATGCTATGTCGAGTAGCGGGACATGAAGTTACCGATACACAAAAGGAAGTAGAGATTGATGGCATCAAAGGACACATGGATTCCAAGATTGATGGGGAAGTGGGGAAGTTGTGGATGTCAAGACAGCTAGTAGCTTTGCGTTCCTTAAGTTTGTAAGGGGAACACTAGCAGAGAACGATCCTTATGGCTACATGGGTCAGTTGGCAGGGTATGAGGCGGCAGAGAATACAAGTGCTGGAGGCTTTCTTGTTTTGAATAAGGAGTCAGGGCAGTTGTGTCTTAACCGACCTGATGATTTAGACAAGCCTGACATTAGGGCTAGGATTGCTGAGGTTAAAGCTGCGATAGAGCTTGACACCCCTCCTGAGATATGTTATGATCCAGTACCTCATGGGGCTAAGGGTAACATGAAACTTGCAAGTGGATGTACTTGGTGTCCTCATAAACATAAATGCTTTGACGACCTTCGTACCTTTAGATATTCTAAAGGGCCTGTGTACTTTACTAAGGTTGTAGTAGAGCCTAACGTAGAAGAGATGCTATAATGGAAAGGAAAAGAATAAACGAAAAGACTATGAAGGTTATTAGCTTTCATGCTAAGGGGCTTTTGAGGGACTGGTTGTATACCCTAGTCGCTGACGCTGAGGAAATACCTTTGAAGAAAGTGAAGTCTTACTTATCCCCCGACCAACATTACTTTGTAGGGGGCAAGATAATACTCAGTGGTTACTCTTACAAGTGGACAACCAAAGGCTTGAAGAAACTGTATCGTGAACAGCCCACTAAGCCTATAAGGGAATGGAGGTTTGAGGACATTGAGCGAATCCACAGAGCAACAAACTAAAAACCTAACACTGTATGTGATTCAGTTAGCTTATATACTTAAAAGCGGCACGCCACTATCTGAGTTAGACGACCATGTACTAGAAGAGTTTATGGAAATGTTATCCCATGAATTGAATAGTAGAAACAGAACGCTACACTAACCAAAGGAGCATCATGCCTAAAATAAAAAGAGGCGTAAGGAAAGCAAGAGTTAAACGCCCGAAGGAAAAAGACGTACCCAAGAACTATGACAGCCTGTTTGAACACGAACTTCATACAGGAATCTTAAAGGATTGGGACTTTCATTCTGAAGTAGTTGAGTATTCAGTAGACCATAAGTACCACGCAGATTTTGTACGGAAGATAAACGGTGTTCAAATCCTACTAGAGGCTAAGGGTAGGTTTTGGGATTACGCTGAGTACAACAAATACATTTGGATTAAAAAGAATTTGCCCGAAGGTACTGAGCTAGTCTTCTTGTTTGCTAACCCCTCTGCCGCAATGCCAGCCGCAGTAAGGCGTAAGGATGGTACTAAAAGATCACATGCAGAATGGGCAACAGCTAACGGTTTCAGGTGGTTTAGTAGGGAGAGTATGCCTGAGTCTTGGGTAGACGCTTCGTGCTTAGACGGAGGAGAATTATAAAATGAAATGTACGCCAAAGTATTTAGAGTCTTTAGGCTACACACTGTCTGAGGTTGCTGTGCCTAAAATCACTGGATTTTATTATACCTTTGCAGATTCAGGGCTTATCCTTTACTACTACAACGAAGAGACTAAAGAACTTAAGTCCACTGACGAGAGGCTGATGGATTTTCATAACTACGGGCCAGCTAATTTTTTAAAGCTGGCGAGGAAAAACTAATGACTATAACGAGAGAGCAGCTAAAGGCTCTAGACTTTAGAGAAGTAGAACCCGACTATGAAGTTACAAGGGAGGGTAGGTATTTTGTAGCAGACACAGGTGTGCTATTCAATTATAAATTGTATGTGTTGGCAGGAGGAAGGATCTATAGGGCGCAGACCTCAGTACTTAATCGGAAAGGGTACAGCCTAGATAGCTTTATGCAGCGCGTACACAAAGACGTTAAAAAACCATTAAACATTCAGGAGAAAATGTAAATGAACCCATATCAAACATACATAGCTAAGAGTAGGTACTCAAAATATTTGGCAGGCGAGAACCGTAGAGAAGATTATGACGAGACAGTAGATCGCTGGCTCAATTTCTTTAAGGACAAGGTAGAAGATGATAGCGTATTTGAGGGGTTAAGAACCTCCATGCTGTCTATGGACACTATGCCCTCTATGCGTTGTTTTATGACAGCAGGGGAGGCGTTACGCAAAAATAACGTGGCAGGATACAACTGTTCTTATCTTCCTGTTGATCATCCTAGAGCCTTTGACGAGCTAATGTACATACTTATGAACGGGACAGGCGTGGGCTTTAGCGTCGAACGTCAGTATGTAGACAAGTTACCTGAGATAGCTGATGAGTTCTTTGACACCGACACAGTGATACACATAGCTGATTCTAAGATCGGGTGGGCTAAAGCCTTCAAAGAACTCATCAGTCTATTGTACTCTGGTCAAGTACCTAGCTGGGACTCTAGCCTTGTTAGGCCTAAAGGCTCAGCCTTAAAGACCTTTGGAGGACGAGCAAGCGGCCCTGAGCCTTTGGAGGCTTTGTTCCGCTTCACCGTTGAGACCTTTAAGGGTGCGGCTGGTCGTAAGTTAAACGGACTAGAAGCCCATGACATCTGCTGTAAGGTGGCTGACATTGTAGTGGTAGGTGGCGTAAGGCGTTCAGCCCTTATCAGCTTATCCAATCTAACAGACACAAGGATTGCCAAGTGTAAGCATGGTGAGTACAGAGCCGAGCACGGACATCGTGATTTAGCCAACAACAGTGTAGTCTATACACAGAAGCCCGACTTAGAAAGCTTTATGACTGAGTGGGTTAACCTCTATGAATCTAAGAGGGGTGAGCGTGGTTTCTTTAGCCGTGTTGCTAGTCAAAACCAAGCCGCTAAGAACGGGCGACGAGATCCTGACCATGAGTTTGGTACTAACCCGTGTAGTGAAATCATCTTAAGACCTAATCAGTTTTGTAATCTTAGCGAGGTGGTGATACGTCCATCAGATACCTTTGAGACTTTGAAGACTAAGGTGGCTAACGCTACTATAATGGGTACACTACAATCTACACTAACCGACTTTAAATATTTGCGCCCTATATGGAAACGTAACACAGAAGAAGAAGCGTTGCTTGGAGTGAGCATGACAGGGATACAAGACCACCCCTTCATGGCTGGTAAGGTTGATAGTCATAGGGGGTTTGAGGGGTCGTTGCCTGAAGTTCTAGAGGCCTTGAAGGCTATAGCCGTAGAGACAAACAAGAAGTGGGCTAAGGCTTTGGGCATTAACCAATCAACTGCTATCACTTGTGTTAAGCCTAGTGGTACAGTGAGTCAGTTAGTCGATAGTGCGTCTGGTATTCACGGTAGGTTCGCTAGGTTCTATAGACGTAGGGTAAGAGCAGATGCTACTGATCCTTTGTGTCAAGTACTTAAGGACGCTGGAGTCCCTTGGGAGGAGGCTGATGGAAACCCTAATGCCTTAGTGTTCTCATTCCCCGATAAAGCCCCTGAAGGCTCTGTCATTGCCTCAGAACAAACAGGCATAGAGCAGTTGGAGTTATGGAGCCTGTACCAAGAGCATTGGTGTGAACATAAGCCAAGCATTACTGTTTACTACAACGATGATAATTTCCTAGACATAGGAGCTTGGTTGTTTAAGAACTTCGATAAGGTTTCTGGTGTGGCTTTCATGCCTCACACTGAACATGCTTTTGTTCAAGCCCCTTACGAAGAGATAACAGAAGAGGAGCACCAAGAACTAGTAGCCTCAATGCCTAAAGAAATTAACTGGGACATTGCAGAGCATGACGATAACACGGAAGGAGCACAGACACTAGCTTGTGTCGGGAATGTATGTGAAGTATGAAAAACGAAGCGACACTTATAGGCTTTAAAGTACTGTTGAACAGTCGAGGCACTTTAGTTACAGAGTACACCGAGCTTCCAGCAGATGCAGTTGAAACAGTCTTCCGTGGAGGGGGCGACCAAGCAGACGTAAGGGCTATTCTGCGTGAGGTCAGTAAGAAACTTAAGCCCTTACACAATGAAATTGAACAACTACTATTAGAGAGATAAAATGAAATCAATAATCCATGTCAACCGTCAGAACATAGCTATGAACGCTAAGGACGGGAAGAATCGCCCTGTGTATACTGTAAAGCAAGGAGGCAAGACAATCTATGCCGCACAAGTAAACCTCTCAGGAGCAAGTCAGTTGGTGTACAACGGTACTCAGCTAGGTTGTGGGGCGAGGGCATGGGTTGAAACTAACCACCCTATAGAACTTATAGGTCAATGCACGTTCAAAGAATCGAGGGCTGTTTAATATGAGCGCACTAGAGCATTTAGTAAAGAGTAAGAAAGAAATAATGTACAATGAACTTATAAAATCTATAGGCAGTAAAAAGGCCTCCGATGCTGAGAAACATGCGGAGGCCTTGGAGCTTATAAGGGCTGGTATTTATTTCACCTATATGAATCAGAAGGGGATTATCTCCTCCTAATCCTATTCTCAAACCACTGGGCTTTAGCTTGTTCCTTTTTAGGATTATCCCTAGCTCCAGCCCAGTGATGTTTGGCATAGAACTTGCCTTTATCTACCTTGCCTTTTGCTATATCATCTAAAGGCGCGGCACCTTCTGATAGATCTGCTAGAAATATAGAGTCCTGTACTTCTTCTGGCAATGTACTGAAGTCTACGTTCTTCTTGGCGATTAGACTATCTAGCTCAGGAGTATCTTCTACTCCGTGGCGGGCTAAAAACCTTTTAGTCCTTTTAAGGGCTGTATTATTTGCACCACTTCCCCCTGCTACATCCTCTAGTTCAAACTGATACTTCCCTCTTCCTGCTCCTCTTGCTTCCCCGTCTATAATCTGTACAGCTTTGGGGTCGTTATTAGATTCTACATGGGCAACATCATCGCTATACTCTTTAATCCTTTCTACTTCTTCATCGGTGTAACCACGCTTGTCTTTAATAGCCTTTAGTATCTTATCTGATAGTCTTGATTTCTTCACTGGTCTCCTTTTGATTGTGCCTTTCTGTGAGGTTGCGTTAGAATTTAAGCCCATTAGGTCTTGTCTTGTGGGTACTCCGTCAACAACCAAACCTCCTGAGCTATAGTTAGATCTAGGATCATTGCGATCCATTTTAGAGTTCCATATAGTTTTGAATTGAGCATTATCAAATGCAATGTAGCTCTCTCCTTTACTATCAGGTAGGGATTTCTCAGCGGCGTTCTTATACCTTATGCCATCAAAGCCCAAGTCCTTTAGCCAGTTTCTAAATTGCATGTTCATCTTCTGGTTAAACAAATCTCCCATTATCTCATCTAAGTACTCACCTTGACTTGGATTCTCGAACTGTCCTGCAGGGGCTGTAGGGTCTTTAAACCTAACAAACCTTTCATTCTTATCCCTTGCAAATAGCTTAGCTTCTTTATAGAGTTTGTCCATCTGCTTCTCTGCTTTCTTTGTCAGCTCTACTCCACTTCTCTGCACGGCAAGTTTAATCCGAGCAACAGTAGGTGCATCCTTTAAACGCCTTCCCATGTGCCAACCCAGCTTCATGTCGTCCATGTCTAAGGGCTTCTTTATTTGGACATAACCTTTAGTAATAGCATAGGGCTTAAGATCCATCACGCCCTCGCTCCCTGCAAGCCCTTCTCCAAAGCCTATACGGACTTGTTGATCCTCATACCTACCTAAGTAGTTCTCAAAGTAATTATCAATCTCAGGCTTAGTCACGGTGAGCTTGCCTTCATTAGCAGCAAAGGCTCTAAACCTATCGCCGTCCATCTGTGTTGCAATGATACTAGCTACTTGGGCTTCATCTTCACCTAGATGTATACCTACCTCACGGGCCAGCACACCAGCTATGTCAGCATCTAAATCATGGTGGTCTGCCGTGGCTCTGTATACAGGTATCTTAACCTCAGAAGGTCTTAGAAACTTAGCAACATTATACTCCTTCTCCTCTTCTGCTTCCATGCGCTTTATGGCACTGGTCTCATGGAAGGGAGTAGGTATGTCCGTTTTGTTTTTATTAGGAAAGTTCTCTACTACTTCTCGTATAAACTTACCGTACTCTGCGTCCCGCGCCAGTCTCTGTACTAGCATAGCCCCTACTTTCTCTGAGCCTTCTTTGCCTAAGCGGCTGAAGGCTTCTGGGTGTAGTTTTTTAAGGGAGTCAGTAACATAGCCTGAGAGCTTCTGGGCTTGCCAGTCATTTAGGGGTTCGCCCTTAAACTTTTTCTCGTCTGGGAGTTCTCTGGGCTTAAACTTAGAATGGAAACTTCTGATGTCTCCATAAATCTCATTGATGTTATGGACTATAGAGCCGTCAGGGTCTACCTCGTCAGCAAACACACTAGAAAGCTCAAAGGTTTCTCGCTCTCCTTCGGTGTAGCCCCTCCACTTCCCAAACTTCTCCCCGCCTATCTTGCCTTCAGGGGATTTCGCTATCATTTCACTTTTCAGCATGTCGTTCTTTTCTCTAAGGTAAGCCTCCACATTTAAAAGTATGTGCGCTGAACCCTCGTCCGTATCAAGGACATCGTTTAGAGTATTCTTGTCAGAACCCTTCACATTTTTATAGGGCTTGGATACAGCCTCCACTAATCTTTGATTGGCTTCCTCTAAAACATCTTTAGAAATAAAACCATCTAAAGCATCATAAGCTGTATCAGTAAGCTCTTTAACTATTGAGTGGGTTACTTTTCCTAGTCCTGCCATTAGTAGTTCCTCTTAGTATATTTATCGTTCTCACCAGCAAGTTTCTTGTCTATCTCTCTTAGCATCCTCTTATACTTTTGCTTGCCTTCTCTACTAATTACTAGAGGATTAGTATATCCGGGAAATAATCTTTGACCTAAGAAGGTTACAGGGCCTTGAGACCATATTGTACCAACGTCACTACCCGCTACCCCAAAAGGTATGCCAAGATAAGGAGCGGGGTTGCCAATATACTTAGAGGCCTCTGCGGCTCTCCTAAACTGGTCTCCTGCTGTAGTGAACGCACCCCACCTTTCAATAGCTCTTAGGTATGCCATGCCCTCGCCATCTTCTTCCGAGGCTCCCTCGCTTCTGTAGTAGTTTAAGACCCTTTGCATCTCAGTCATTATTACGCCAGCAGCAACCACACGCGCCGCACCCTCAGGGGACTTATCGCGGTATAGTTTCTTGGCTGTCCCCTTCAATACAGTGTTAGTAAATGCTGTAGGGTATGTCATAAGTTGAAACATCCAAGCGGTCTTAGGGTTGTTGTATAGTGCAGGCTTCTGTCCTGACATGCTAGAAGGCTGTAAGATAACCTCATCTGTATATCTAGCTGCTCCCCTCTTTACAACACCATAGAAATCGTCGTCTGTGCTTTGCCCAGCGTTATGCCAACGGATGCCTTCCTCTATGTTTACATTAAGCTCTTTGAGTTCATTGACTTTCTGAGTCATGCGCCTAGTCATAGGGCGGTCTCCCCGGGCCGCCAAGGCTTCTAGGTTACTTGCTATTAACTGTTTGCCTGTTACAAAACTAGTGGACTGTACAAACTTAGTCCACTGGTCAAGCAAAGTTAATTTAAAGAACGCATTAGTTACTTTATTCATGCCCTCGGAAGTAAGCTCATCGCCTACTAGCCTGTTAGAGATAGACATTAAGCCGTGCTCCAAAGCTAAGCCATTCTCATATAGCTCCCGTCTAGCCTCTTTAGCTGTTAGACCGAAGTTGTTTTTAAGTATACCTTCAGTATCACCAGTGAGGATCTTAAAACCTGAACGGCTAGCAGCCGCTAAGCCTTTAATGCTGTTTCTAAAGCCTGCCTTAGGCACGTTCAGCATAAACTCTGTTAAGCTTGTAACGGTTGCCATGCCCAGTAACGAAACTCGTGTGGCTAAGCCGTAAGAGTTTGAAACCATTTCACCAGCAGGGCTAAAGCGGTCTAGCCCCTCGCTAGTTACATTCTTGTATAAAGCCTCTAAGTGACGCTGCAAAGCTTCATACTCTTTTATACTTAGCTTCTCTCCTGCTTTCTCCCTTACTTGATCTATTATAGGATTGGCTATACGTTCCATGAACTCGTCAAGGTTAGAAACGCCTAAGCGTTCTTTCTTTGCTATAGCTTTAGAGGCTTGGTGAACATAAGAAGCCATAGTTACACGAACGTCCTGCTCAAAAAACTCCGCAAACTTAGAATCATCTTTGATTTTATCCAGTGTACGCACCTTGCTAAAGAACTGAGTACTCATATTGCTGTCGTCTAGTTGGTTTGCTTTGTCCATCATGCTCTTAAAGATAGCATCTGCTTCAGCCATATCAGCCGCTTGTCCCTCGGAGACTAAAAGGCCTTTAAATTTCTTAGGGTTAGCCATGATGTGTTCTCTATGCCACATACGGTGGACATAGTTAGGGAGCTTCTCGCGGAT